TCAATCATGGAGGCAAAGACAAACTTCGAATGCAGGTAGTAATAATAGCCAGCTTCCTGTTGATCCCTCACAGATTGTCAATTATGGCAAGGGGAATGGCAAGTGCTTCCTGGATAAGAAGTCAGGCCTCTGGTATGAACCTCTGACCAATGGCTACCTGCCGAAGGAGATAAGTGATTACTATTATTACGACCAAGGCAACCACAGCAACTATGGTGACTATGTCAGATGGATGATTGAAAACAACAAGACTCCACTGCCTCCAGAAGACATGCGCTATTTTCCTGCCGATTGGAACTTTGAAAAATTTGTAAGTGAACAAAGAGCTATTGTTGCATCCTCTAATTTCTAACCAATGACAGTTACATATTTTGACAATTACCGGAAAGTTGATGACCCTAAGTTTTTCCCGGTGGACATGGTGCTGGAGCGCATTAAAAGCGGAGCATCAAAGGACTTGATTGAAAAGCTAAGGTCAATTGAAGACCCAGATGCGCAGAAGGATTTTAAGCTTAACAAGCTGCCTCTGATATGCTTCTCAGGAAAGTTCACAAGGAGGGCAGCCGTTGCATTCAAAGAGGCATCAGGTTTAGCCATCATGGATTGGGATGATATTCAGCAGGATCAACTCAGAGACCTTCAGACTATCATAATATCTGAACCTTACACCTATGCCTGCTGGGTGTCTCCAAGAGGAGGACTGAAAGCACTTATCCGCATTGCAGATGCTGAGAAGTACAAGGAGCAGTATGAAGCTCTCCTGGATTACTTCAATGCTCTCACCACTGACTATTGCCAGGCAGACAAGGCCAATAAAGACATAGCCAGAGGCTGCTTTGAGAGCTATGACCCAGACTTGTACCTAAACAAGAATGCCAAGCCTTTTCAGTTCTACATCAAGCATACCAGACTTGAGATGCCTACTTACGAGAGTAAGGTAGAGCTGATTCCTAAAATCCTAAAATGGACTGCAAGCAAAAACCAATACTTCCAAGATGGGCAGCGCAATCACTTCATCCTATGCTTTGCCGGAGCTTGCTGCCGATTCGGTGTAGACCAATATGACTGTCTTGCTTTCTGCGACAATCAGTTCCTGGCTAATGATACAAGCTTCAGCAGAAAGGAGTGCGAGCAGACTATAGCCAATGCCTATCGCTATTGGAATAATCAATACGGAACTGCTGAGTTCACTGCCGGAAAGGTAGTAGACACAAAAACTCTGATGGAAATTGATGTTGCTCCTCCTGCTGAACTATTTGACACATCAGTCCCTGCAAAGGATGTAGTCTATGGAACTTCGGTGCTTGATAGAGCAGTAGACCTGCTGGAGAACGGTGTGCCATTTCTGGAGGGTGTAGGCATAAAGATGATTGATGAGCTGTTTAAGTTTAGGAGAGGAGAAATTACTCTGCTTTCTGGTCATGGCAATCATGGAAAGTCAAGCATGATAAAGTACTTGATGCTTTGCCATGCTGCTCTATATGGGCGGAAGTTTGCCATCTTCCCACCGGAGGACAACCCGGCAGAGATGTTCTACCATGATCTTGTAGAAATACTCTTAGGCTGTGAATGCTCTCCGACAAGTGGCAACAGGCCAACCAAGGAGAACTATGAGAAGGCTTACAGATGGGTTTCTGACCACTTCTTCTACATTTACCCAGAGCATGAAAGCCCTACTCCGGCCTACATCAAGCAGAGATTCCTTGAGCTTATCATCAAGGAGCAGGTAGATGGAGTAGTTATTGACCCATTCAACCAGATGGACAATGACATTAGCCGGGCAGGTGGAAGAGATGACCAATATCTTAGCCAGGTGCTTGGTGAGTTCGCAAGGTTTGCTACCCAGAACAATGTCTTCTTCTTTATCCTAAGCCATCCGAAGGGAGGAGGCAGGAAGACTAATACTGAGAACTATCCTTGTCCTGATGTCTATGACTTAGCAGGTGGAGCCATGTGGAACAATAAGATGTGGAACATCCTGATTTATCACAGGCCTCTCTTCTACTCCCATCCACAAGACACTACTTGCGAGCTGCACACTAAGAAAATTAAGCGAAAGGAAGTAGGTAAGCGAGGCTTTATTCAGTTTGAGTACAAGTGGCAAACTCGCAGATTTCTCTTCAACGGAGGTGATCCAATGGATGCCATATTGGGAAAGTTAAACCTACATGCTTACTTGCCAACTCCGGCAATCATTGCTCCAGACTTTGAAGACTCATTCACAATAGATGACCTACCTTTCTGACATTCACATCAGCCAAGTGCCTCAACAGTGGGAAGGCACTTGCACCTATTCTAACAATCTAACCTATCATTTCAAAGAATCTATGATGACATCACAAGACTGCCGAGAGTATCTCCAGCGGAAAGTAAACCAGCTAAAAACTAAGTTAAGCTTCGTGGATGCCTCACCTGGTCATAGGCGCAGATGGTCTAATCAGCTGCAAGTTTATGAGGCCATTTTGAAATACCTATCTTTGCATAAACTTTAAGACCATGCTCAAGAAAGGATACTCCGCTAAGACAATAAGCAAGAACATCAAGACAGAGATGAAGGCTGGCAAGCCTCAGAAGCAGGCAGTAGCCATTGCGCTCTCTGTGGCTAAGAAGGCAAAGAAGACAGCTAAGAAAAAGTAATTCACCAAACAAAAAGGGGCAGAAGCCCGGTACTAAATTTATGGCAGCACCGAAGGGAAATAACTGTTGGCAGTTGCGCCTCAAGCATGGTCTTGATGGCAGATTCAAGACTCCTGAGCAAATCTGGGAGAACTTCATGCAATATGTGCAGTGGGCAGAAGAGACTCCGCTGATTGAAGTAGACTTCAGAGGCAAGGATGCTATGAAGGTTGAGATTCCAAAGAAAAGAGTGCTGACAAAGGATGGCTTTGCGCTGGCCTGTGGCTTTGCTTGCTGGGCAACCTTAGCTGTCTATCGGACTAAAACAGAAGACTTCGCTAAGGTCTTTACACGCATAGAGCAGGCCATCATTGCTCAGAAGTTTGAAGGTGCTACTTCTGGCTTCTTCAATCACAATATCATTGCCAGAGACCTTGGCCTAATGAATCAGGAGCAAATGACAGTGCAGATGCATGAGGTCATTGTGCCTAAGGTGCTGAAGAAGGAAGAAGAAGGTAACTGATGGCAGTAATTGACTTGTCATCAGCTGACCTCTGGAGTCAGAAGTATTTGCCTGCTCTTGTTGAACCTAAGACCTACAACATCCTTTGGGGGGGAGCTGGAAGTGGCAAGAGTCAGACAATGATTCAGCTGCTTCTGGCTGAGATATGCAATCACAAGGCCAACCAATTCCAGACTTACTTTGTCATCAGGAAGGTAGCCAGCACTCTGAGAAACTCAGTGTTTGCAGACTTCAGAAACAAGATTAGTCAGTGGGGCTTTGAGAAGCTGGTTAAGGCTAAGACAGGCTACCTTGAGCTTCAGTCCGGCACTAATAAGATTGTTTTCCTTGGCTGTGATGATCCTGAGAAGCTCAAGTCACTATCCCAGGCTAAGTACATCTGGATTGAGGAGGCAACAGAGCTGACTCTTGAGGACTTCACTCAGATAACTCTGCGCCTTAGAGGTAAGTCAGAGACTCCAAAGCGATTCTTCTTGACCTTCAATCCGGTGTCAGACAGCCATTGGATAAAGAAGCGGTTTTTCGATGATGTGCCTGCCAAAGAGGTAGACCAGGTGCTGAGGCTGCATGGCACTTACCGAGATGCTCTCAACTTTCTTGATGAGGACTATGTAACCAGGATGGAAGCACTCAAGTCAGTCAGTCAAACCTACTATGAGGTCTATGCCTTGGGGCAGTGGGGCATCTGGGATAGAGAAAGCCTGTCTGATTTTCCCAAAAGCCTTTTTCATTGATTTTCATGACTGCAATTTACCGATGCCATAGTACCAATCAACTGCTGCTATCACCTCCTCAAGTGACCAGGAGACCACTACCATCCAATTGCGCTCTACTAACTTATCCAGCACTGCAAGCTGATGCTCCGAAGGCTTATTGTAGCCTACCTTCAGCTCAATGGCAAGACCAGCATAGCCATGCTTACTGTCTAATATCAGGCAATCAGGTATGCCGGACTTGACTCCCATCTGCTTCAGCTTTGCTGCCTCAAGCCCATGCCGGCTTCCTCCGTTCGGGCAGTGAAACCAGAAGCTGCCCACAAGGTCAAGATAGCGAGCAACTGACTTCTGGAAGTGATCCTCGCTGCCCTTGTACTTCGGGAACTTATCACTTGCCTTGATTGCAGGCACATTGTCTACTAATTGAAAAAAAAAGCCTGCCATTACTTTTTGCACTTATTTTTGCGCAATCTAAATCAATTGAAACTATGGACTTAATGAAGGTTTCTGACTTCTGCCGGAAGTATAAGCTACCACCACACCGATTCACTCGCTATAAGTATGCCTTTAAGGTGGCCTATCAGGATGGCTATACTAAGCCTTGGGTAATTGTCAATGAGGCAAACCTGGAGCTTGTCAAGGAGATTCTCCAGCATACAGGCACAAGGCCAAAGAAGCAGAGGCTTACCTATGATGACTATAAGAAGAAGTATGGCCTCACCAGCGATCACTTTCAAAAGGTGTGGCACAGGTTGCAACTTGAGGAGAAGGAAGGCCAGATGCTGATAGTAGACACAAGGCAGAATTATGCCCTTCTGAAGCACGGGAGGCTGATTCGAAAAAAAATCTAAAATATTTTTGCAGATAAATTTGCAGATATAATTTCTATGCCTACTTTTGTCTCAACAACAAACCAATAACAATTACAGACATGACAACAGCACTTCATACAGTACACGTAGAATTTCAGAGAAGAATTGACCTGATTGAAAATCCTACATTTATTTCTAAATGCGCTACACTTGTAAAAGAAATGGGAATGACAGCAAAAGAATGGAATGAAAATAAAGCCATCATCTTGCTAATGTTTGCAAATAAGTATTGTCAATTAGAAAACGAATTAATATAATCAACAAGGGAGGGGAAACCCTCCCATTTTTACCTACTGACATGACCAATCAGCATCCTCAGATGACCAACAAGGATTTACTAATCCTTACCGCTAAGCTCTTCGCAATCTGGATTGCCGGAGCTATCATCCAAGCACTTTAATTTTGTTTCATTTATAATTTATTAAACCAATGGCTATTATCGCAAAAAGTACAGGAGAAAGCACTCAGAGAGAGCTTATCCCAGCAGGCACTTACATTGCCAGATGTTATTCAATTGTCCATGTAGGGCATGTCAAGCAGACCTACTTAGGTGAGGAGAAGCTTGTAGACCTTGTCAGATTTACCTGGGAGCTGCCTACTGAGCTGCGCTGCTTCTCAGCTGACAAAGGAGAGCAACCATGCGCCATCAGCAAGGAGGTCACACTATCAATGAATGAGAAGTCCACACTGCGCCAGATGATTGGACAGTGGAGAGGCAAGGCAATCACTGATGAAGAGGCTAAGCTCTTCGACATTGCCAAGCTATTAGGCCAGCCATGTATGCTCAACATCATTCACACTGAGAAGGGTGAGCGAACATACGCAAACGTGGAAGCGATCGCGGCGTTACCGAAGTCGCTCAAGGCACCGAAGTTGGTCAACGCGAAGTGTTACCTGTCGCTCGATCCGCAGGACTTCGCGTGGAACGTATTTGATGGACTTTCCGACCGGATGAAAGAAATCATCAAAGCGTCACCGGAGTACAAGCAGATCGAAGATCTGACGATGGGCACGCGTCAGTTGGAAACGGCGGCAACTGCTGGCGATGACGACAGCGTGCCGTTCTAGTGTGCTTGGTTTCCGCCCTGGTGGGACACGCCTCATTCCCGTGTCGCCGGTTCGATTCCGGCTGCGGAAGTTTTTGGTGAATAGTGATGA